TTAATAATACTGCACTTCAATTCCATCCATAATATTTATTAAAGTATTATCGCCAATTTTTAAAGAAATCAAATCATTAAATGACGATACCTGATATTCCTTATCTCCAATAACCACTACAATATCATGAATAGAATTAATGAAAATCCCACAAGCTTGACCATTATAATCAAAAGAGGCATCCCAACCATTATCGTATAACGCCTGTATATCATCTAATATTGCCATATAAATCTAAATCCTTTTTCGTAGTGTTTTCTTTCAAGTAAGGCAGGCAAAAGTGCCTAGTTCAAACTAAGCATTGATAATTTTGATTTCCTTGATAATGTTCTCAGGCTATGAGTGGTCACCTATAACGATTTCATCAGAACCATCTAAATCATAGCCGTCATACCAATCTATAACCTTGCCAGTGATGGAGGTGCCATCTTCTAAAACAAGGTACACTTTTTTATCTACATATTCCCATAGTCTCATTGTGTTCCTCCTTTTCAATGCTTAGATTGTATAAACGCCTAGAATGTACTAAGCGCTAATTGTTTACAAAGCTAGACCTCTTTTCTTGAGTTCAGCCATGATAGCCTCTTCATCTTCTTTTGAAAACGTGGTAAACCTCAAATGTGATAGCTCTTCGTCAGTCATTTCAGAAGGGATTAAGGGAGCAGGCTTTTTAAGATTCCAGCTGTCTACTTGTTTTAACGCTTCTTCCAAATTCATAGACTTTACTCCTCTCTTAAATTCATTTCTAAAACAATGATACCTTTGTTCTAGTTCCTTACTTTGTACTCATTGTTCTATCTTAATTTTACCACAACTCTTGTACCTTAGTAAAACTTCTCCTCTCTGAGCATGAAAAAAAGCACATAGATTTCTCTAGGTGCTTGATTATTATCTAATTATTACTCTTTTACCAATCAACTCGTCCTCAGTATAATCAATTGCAAAAGTGTCTTGTTTTAAGATGAATTTAGGAGGCATTGGCTTAACTAATGGAATACTATGAACTTTGTATTTTTTCCCTCCAATATCCACAAATTGGTTCATCTTCAAGTTTGATAAATCAGGTTCTTCAACAGTGATAGAAACAAGACGGTTTGCGATTTTTAAAACTTCAATAATCTTATTTTTCATGTTTCTTAAACTCCTTATTTCTATCTCCACCATGATTATAACTTTTTCCTCTGTCTTTTGCAATGTACTTGTACTAACCACAACACTTACTATAGTACATACTCAATCAAATCCTAACCTGTCGTAAGAATTGTTTACCTCAGCTTCCAAGTGTTCAACTGCTCTATCTCTTGCTCTATATAATGTCGCTTTAGATACTTTCATTTCTTTGCAAACTTCTGCCACTGCATAACCATGTAAGTAAAGCATTCTTAAAGCTAACCATTCCTCTGGTTCTTCTAATTTATTTATTAAATCAGTTGTTGCAAATTTTTCTTCTGTTAAGGTTGCTATTTGATCTATAATATCATCTTTTTTCTTTAAGGTATTGATTAACTTTTTTTCAGTAGTGTTTACCTTGCTGGAAGATACCTTTTGTTCAAAACTGCCCGAAGTATGAGGGTAGTTATTATCCAATTCCTTCAGTTTCCTTTGTAGAATTATAATAGCTTTGTCTATCTTTTTTAAATTCTTCAGTCTTTCAACTATTTCCTCTTTAGTCATTAAACAACTACTCCTATTTTTAAAATATGGCGCGAGAAAAAATGTACAGTGACGGTGTGAAGCTCTCAGGCCTACCCAGGTGGGGTCGTACCCCCCTTCCTAAAATTCCAATCCATTAGAGTAACTATTATTTAAATAATTCACTCAACATTGCTCTTTGTTGATCACGTTTTTTCTGTTCTTTTTCGCTGTATAATAAATGTTTCTTACTAAGTTTAGAGTCCAACTCTTGGCGATTTTCTTCTAACAATCGCTTCATCTCTTCACCCTTAGCTTGCTCTCTCTTCTCTCTGAAAGCATCGTCAAGCCTTTGTGACCAAGCGTCCATTTCTGCTTGATGTTCCATGAGCCTATCATGTTCTTCCTGCCACCGCTTAGTATCTTCTTCAGCACGCTTTTGGCGTTCAACCTCTGCACCTTGTTGTAGCTTATTCCAATAACTCCCCAATTCAAATTTATTTTCCATTACTGTTACCAATATCTTTCTATTCAAGATCATTAAATATCTGCAGTTTTTTTATAACGCTTAATCAATTCTTTTAGCCCGTCGCCTTCATGATAAACTGCGTATCGGGGTTGATAACTTAAACCATTCATGAAGTGACTGTACATTGCTCTATCTGGGCTTCTACGAAAACGATCTACACCTTTGGAAATATCTCTATCCAGTTTCTTCATCAAGGTATCAGCTTTTTGTGCCTTTTGATATGCTTCATCTCCAATCTTTAATGTTTCTTCAATCTGACGTGCCAATGGCTCAAAGTATGTACGCTGTTCCTCATCAGCAAGTCTTTCAAGAGTTTTTACCATTTCATGAAACTCTTCATACTCCATCAAGGGTTCTTTGGTTAGCATTCGTAAACGCTCTTCATAAAACTCTTTAGAACGTTCAGCAGTCCATAAATCAGACTTAGCTTTCGTGTACTTTTCAGAATTGATTTCTTTCTGTGCTGTTAAAATTTCTGCATTCGCTTTTTCGATCGCTTGAAAACTCTTAGCCAATTCTGCTTCAGCTTGTGTAATATCCTTTTGGTTTTGTTCAATTAATTTATTAATTTTAGTTTCAATAGTTTGTAATGTTTCCATATTTAAATTCCTCATCTTCTTTCTAATTACTTGTGGTTTATTATCTAAATCACTGGATCTCTAATATTCATTGTTCACCTCGTTTTAAATACAAAAAAGGCGCAACACAAAGCCATTCAGCTTTAATGTTACGCCTCTAGTTTTCTAGTCAGCTATCTTTCTTTAATTGTAGTTTCAATCTGGATTATTTTTCCATCTTGGACTGTGAATGTTACACTACCGAACTGTGGTAACTTCTTCATATCTATTATATCATTTTTATTGAAAATAATAAAGTTATCTTCTAAGAATGCTTTAAAATCAGTATTTTTCATGGTCACTATCCTTTCATTTATAAACCACCAATACTCCATCAATTATATAATCTCTGAAGCTAGAGGTTGAATATTTCACATCTACCACTTCAACTGTTGCCATGAAGTCATTGAGTTCTTTCTCGAAAACTTCTTTGCTTTCCCAATAATGATGATGAAATAATTTAATTTTCATGTTGTTTATCCTTTCGACTGGTACACCACTATACAGGGGGTTGTGTACCTAGTTGTGTACCGCTCAATCCTTAGAGCCACAAGGGGTTTCAGAAAGGTACACAAGGTACACCACTTTTCTCTATACATTTTTTTAAAAAAATCTATTTTATTGTTTTTATTTTTCAACCACCTGTAAAGTTGTGTACCTAGTGTACCGATAGTGTCAAACCCTTGTCACTATTGCTTTTAAACGGTTCACTACTAGTTGTGTACCTGTTGTGTACCTAGTGTACCTTTTGTTGGTTAAAATATAGAAAGATCTACTTTTAATTCTTTTTCTTTTTCTTCAACAATAAATGTTTTAAATCTCTTAGGGTTGCCAATCACGTATCCACTAACTAATTCGCCTCCTAGTTTTTTTCTTAACCTTTTAACTCCAATAGTTGTCAGTGCCTTACCTGCTTGATTATTGTTTTTACCATACGTTGTTTTATACAGTTCATTTAAATGATAATTTTCAGTTTTCGGTACAAAATCCATCTCACGTAGTAGATTGATTAAAGCAATTTGAAAATCATCTAATGCCTCGTCTCCATTATAGAGTTCTACATTTTTCCAAATGAACTTCTTACCTTGCTCATTGAAATAGTCAAGACTCGTCAATAGAAAACCAATACACCCTTCAATTTTTGGTGATTTATCTGACTGTGTGAACGCCTGCCAATACTCTTCGAAGATTTCTTCACGTTCCATATCCGTTTCGCCATCTGGTCGGTTTTTATACTGGATCAGTATTTTACGTCCATTCATTTCATCAGAAAGGGAGACATTTCTATTTGTATCAATACATAAAACGCTAGTAAGATATACTAAGCCTTGGTTACCACCAACATTTCTTGCTACGTGTGTTTTTTCAGTAGCAATAATCTTTAATACACGTTCTACTTTATCGCCTACAATATCGCCCTGCTCAGTAGCTAAAGCCATTTCTCCACCAGAGAATAACGCCCAAGCATTCAAAGAGTCAAAGCCTCGTGCTATTAAGTTATCCAATTCCACATCAATTTTATTAAACAATCCAGATAAGGCGATATGGCGCAAACCTTTACCAGTCCTAACTCCAGACTTAGATACAAAGAAGTTTGTCTTACTTCTTAACCCACTTGTGCCATGTAGTAAGCTTGTAACTGTGCATTGTGAAAACTATCTGGATCATCAATGACATAGTTTAAAAATTTATCAGCCATTTTTTTACTTGCTTTTGCAGTTTCATAATCAACTGGATAAAATTTAAAAAATGAAGTATCATCACTCAAAGTGGTACGTGTAACTGTATGATTTTTTAAATCAATGATAAAATCATTCCCTGCAATTTGATATGGTTCTAACTTTCTCACTGGTTCTACATGACTGTGTAGGTCAATCCCTTTGAGGATATCCAAAATAAATTCTGTGCCATGTTTGAAACCATACAAACTAATCAATGTAATATCATCAATCAGTTTAGCTTGCTTATTGTTGACATCATAAAGTTTACCGTCATGAAATACATATCTCCCTAGTAAATAATCAATTACCATTTTTGCAAAAGCTGGAAAGCTTTTATCATAAGAAATACTTATTTCTCCACTCTTTGACTCTTTTAAACAAGCCGATATGAAGTTAACTTCTTTACCGTTTTTATCAGCAATATACATGATCTCACTATTAGGAATAAATACCTCTTTTTTGTCATAGCGTATTTTATTCAAGCTATCTAATTGCCAGATATTCGAAAGTTGCTTTTTGTAGTCTGCTTTTAGTTTGGAACACCCAAAGTCATTTTCCGTCCAATTCATTTTCACAATTTGTTTTAAATTGTCTATGATATTCAAATTCCACCTCCTTGTATAATCTATTTGCTACTTCTATAAAGTAGCTTGCCAATTCTTTTCGCTTAGTAATTGCAGTGAACAAGTCAACTACTTGCTCAAAACTATATCCATTTACAAATAGCAAGCGTACCAATGTAGCAGTTTCATTTTTAGTATAAATACCGTTGCAAATTAAATTGAAAATCCAATCTTTCAACTCTAAACCAAAACCTTGTCTGCTTTTGCTCAAAGTGTTTGCTTCCATATTTTCAAGGACTTTTAGTAATTCTGGACTTGCTAAAGCTATCTGCATATCTCTAACAAGTTCCCAGCCCTCTAGATCCATGTTTTCGTTCCTTAAGGATAAATAGATACCCTCATGAGAAAAAGTTGTTAGTGCTTCACCTACTGGTTCATAGTAGATAAATTTGTAAAAATTTCCATTTTTGAATACTCTTGTAGGTTTGCTCTTTAAGAAACTGAATAAAGGTAACTGTTGAGTAGGTAAAGTTAAATCTATCAATCTCATAACCTTACCTCCCACGTTTCTTCCTTAATTTCTTCAACAGTTTTTGCTCTTTCAACTGCTCTGCTGACTCACCACGTTCCTTATAATTTTTGACATCATGGTAATGCCCACGACCTTGGGCAGGGTGTACGTTATATCTACCCATTTTCCACCCCCAAAAATCTATGAAGATCATCAACTAAATAAAATATTATCCGGACATCTTCTCCAGGGGCTTGGTATCGTTTCAAGCCCTGTTTCTCCCACTTATCTAGTGTGTTATCACTTACGTTTAGTTCTATCTTTGCTTGCTTTCTATTAATTACTTTCAGTATTCGTGGAGGTGCTTTCTCATAGCTTTTTAAAAAGCGTTGAAATACCTCTAAAATCTTCAATGGTAGTTCTTCAACCATCTTTTCAAACATATCATCACCCCCATGGATTAACATCTGCAAGCTGAATATAACGCCCATAGCAAGGGCTTAACTCATCACTTGATGTTTCTTCTACTTGCTTAATATCGGAGCGCCTGTGACTCTCCATACGCTTTAAAAGTATGAGCATCACTGCCATAACCAAAAGCAAGATAATTGACTGTGTATTGGTTATATCTAATTCGTTCATATCATTGCTCCACTCTATGCTCTAGCTTGATAACCATTGATAAAATGTAATTGATCTTCATTGTTCATTGAAAGAAAAATATCAACTTCCTCAGACGATAATTTCTTATTTACAAAATCTTGAATAATTAGAAATACCTTTGGTGCTTTTTCTTTGATATCACTAATTAAGTTGTCAAATTCTGCTTGTGTCATTTCGTTTATATTTTTTGTCATTTTTCTGCCCTCTTCTAAACTCATTTCATGAGTAATTATCTATTGAAGTGCTGAACAAAGCCTTAGAATGCTCATGTCAGCACCTCACATTCAAAACCTTTCTAATTGCTTGCCTGCCATTAGTTATTATTGATAAAATAGCTAAATTTTGTTATAATTTGAGTATAGAAAAAATATCTATACTCTCTAATTTGTCGCTTGCCTTGGTCGCCAAACTTTCAGCAAGTGACTTTTTTTGTTATCTAAATTCATCTAAGCTGACTTCCAGCGCATCAGCAATTTTCTTAACTGTATCAAAATACAAATCTTTCACTTCTCCATCTCTTAAACGATAGATTCCAGCAGGTCCTATACCTGCTTTTAAGCAAAGTTTATAGACTGTCCAATTTCGTTCTGAAAGTTTTTCAGATATTTTTTTCCAAAGCATAGTCTCTTTTTTCTCCTTATCTAGTTTTATTTTTATATTTTTTGTGCTTATATATGCTATTACACTATATATTGTGTTTACTGTGTATTTATATCCTTCATTTTATACAATATATTGACAAACATTGTTTTTAATAATATAATATAATTACGATTATCCGATAAAATAACTTTATAAAATGACCAGGAGATTCTATGAATATTATCGACCCCAATGATCCAAATTTTGTCTCTCTCCCAATTTCTCACGAAACGGGAGATGCTCTTGCTAAACCTATTGCCACCTCTATCGGAGAGGCCAGTAAAACTCTACTAGATGGAATCTTCCATCTTGCATTAGATCCAGTGAGAAAATTTAACATTCAGCGTGAATCAGATTTAGAACATTTTAAGCAAGAGATACAATATTCTGTAAAAAACGTACCAGAAGAGTTTCACGATGATTCAAAAATCGGACTGATACTAAAAGCAATTGAAGATTCAAGATATCAGTTAAACGATGAAGAAATTCGTAATATGTTTACAAAACTAATTACTTCTACCATCGACTGTCGAACCAATTCCAGCATAAGCCCTAAATATAGTTCAATCATTGCTGATATGACAGTTGCAGAAGCAAGGTTATTAAAAGATATCTACTTCAATACAGGATCTATCGTCCCTCTAGTTAGTTTGACAGTAGAAGATAAATCTGACTATTCTTCAAGAAATTTAGGGAAAGATTTTTTATTATTTGATAATTATTCAGATAATCAAAAAATGTTAGTTTTATCATTACTTGAAAGCTCAAATTTAATAAGATTTCATAGGAAAAACAAATTAGTACACCCGCATTTCACGAATATTATAAATACTTTCACAAACACTTTTCCAAACAATCTAAATGAATTATGCCCGAATTTATTAGACAATGAAGAAGTTGTGTTTGAACATTCTTACTACTCTTTGACCGAACTCGGAGAATCTTTTTGTAAAATAGTTTTTAATTGAAGATAAACAAGAACCCTGTCTTCAATTTTCTTTAGTTCCTTGGCTAAATAGCGACTATAAAGATATAAGAAAATGAAAGTTATTATCATATTTGTCGAAATCATCAAAATAAATATCATCATCTTTCTTCACTTCCCCTTTCTAAAACGACAACGTTCATCCAACTTTTCAGCAATATATGTTACGGTCCTCAATATTTCATTGAGGGCTGTTCTTTCTAATTCGTTCTTACCGTTAACTCCTCTCTAGTTTTTAGAAGTCTCTAATTTCAGCACTTCGTAAAAATAGATCTTGGCAAAGTGTTTAGCGTTATAATACTCAATGTATTCTCTAATTACTGCGCCATATCTCCGACGACTTGGGATTGTTAGTTCTATAATGAACTCGCTTAGGTCTCCACTTGGGCGCTCTTTAAACATTTTTACTGTTGCTATCTTCATTATTTTCTCCATTTCTATATCCTGATCGGAACACAATTCCGATTAGGTCAATCTCCAGTGAAGGATTTTATAAATATAAAGTAGTAATTTCTATATATTCTCCTTTCTTTTGACTGAGTGTGCCTGCCACCTAAAGCAGTACCAAAGAGACGTGACTTCCTAAAATTACAGGGAAATAATTTAGAAACCGTTGATACTGCCATAGGCAGCAAGCAAGGTATTATAATTTAGAAATCTTCTAAAAGCCAATTCATTACACTTTCGTAAATTCGCCGTGGTGCATCATAGTTTCCAGCTTCCACTTTTGCAAGTGTTGGAGGCGTAATTTTAAGAATATTTGCCAATTGCACTTTACCAAGTTGGAGTTCACCACGTTTACGACGAACTTTTTTTGCATGTTCCACAGTTAAAAGCATTTATATTATTTCTCCTTTCTAAAATCACTAACAATAAACGAATGTTTTTTCGTCTATATTTAAATTATAAACGAAGTTATTTTCGTTGTCAACTAGAAAATGCAACTTTTTTCGTTTTTCGTTTTATTTTTTAAAAAACCTATGGTATACTCAAGTTAGAAAACAAAGGAGCACAGATGGAAGAACAAACAAATAAAAATAATTTAAAAAAACTTAGAATTCAATCAGGGTTATCTCAAAAAGATTTTTATGAAAAAATTATTAAAAATAAACTTGGTATGAATATCTCTTTAAGAACGTATCAAAATTGGGAGAACCCAAATAATGAAATAAAATCTAAACCAGCACTACAACTTGCAGAACATTTCAATGTTAATATTGGAGAATTACTTGGTTACAATGATAATATTGATTACATTTCTAAAAAAACTTTAAAAGCACTTGATAAGTTTAAAGAACAAGGGATTGTTGATTATTTAGATATCGAAAGAATTTCAGAGGCTGATGAAATAATAAAAGATTTTTTAGGAGATCAAGATAAATTCAAAAGATATCAAGAAACTCAGCCACTTCAACTATCTATGATTATCAAAAATCTACTTGAAATAGATAATATTAAACAAACTAGCTACGCTAATCTTCTTCTTAACTACCAAGTTTTAGAGGAAAATGACCAAGAAAGAATTTTAGATTTAACAAATTCTCTTGCTGATAAAACTATCTCAATGATCAACAACAAGGACTAATCAACATGGGACTATTTAATTTTTTTAAATCAAAAACAAGAAAAGAAAAAATTTTAGATAAATACTATTCAAATTATCCTGAAAAACCCTTTATTAGTGACAATCGTGCTTTTGATGAATGGGAAAGACTGGTTAAGTTTGACCCCACAAAAATTGTAAGCAGAGATAAGATGAAAAGAAACTCTGAAGGCTTACTACCTGGACATATCTATCAAATCTATTGGATTGATAAGTATAAACCTGAAAGACGTGTTCCTGTTTATTTTGAATATGAATATGGTATAGATTTTAAAACTGAGCAAAAGTTTTTAGAAAAAGAAGGTTATATCAAAGATTTTCAAGCAACCCAAAAAGGGAACGATATCTTAAAGAAATATCAAAAAATTATTGATGAAAAAACCAACCAAAATAAGCACCCTAAACTAAATCTAAAAAAAGAACTTGCAAAATTTGATAAACAACAAAAGGAATTAGCTAAATATGGAATTGAGTCTCATGACGATAGGAATGAAAAAATAGGTTTTGTACATCAATCAAACGCCATAACAGACTACAAAGACGGGAATTACGAAGAAGCAAAAAAAGGCTTTATCAAAGCTATGGAAGAATATAACTTTTACACTCCTGGTGGCGTTGAATATTTAGCTAAAATATACCGAAAAGAAAAAAATTACCAGTCAGAAATTGAAGTTGTAGAAAAAGGATTAGAGTTTTTTGAAAGACATAAAAATCAAAATTGGAGTGTTTCTACAATTACAAATTTAAACAAACGATTAGACAAAGCTAAACAGTTAGCTGAAAAACAAAAATAGAGCCTTAATAAGCCCTCTACACGCTTTCTTCAATCTGATATACAAATTACCGTCTGACTCATTAAAATTGAATACAGGGCATTCTGTGACCTTGTAGCATAGTATTTATTCGAAGTCTTTCTAATTGCTTGCCTGCTGATGGAAAAGGAGAATAATTTTACTATGAATATTTCACAATACACAAAAAAAGATGGTTCAATAGTATATCGTGCTAGTGTTTATCTTGGTATTGACCAAGTGACTGGAAAAAAGGTTAAAACTACCATTTCAGCACGTACCAAGAAAGAATTGAAGTTCAAAGCTATTCAGTCAAAAGTTGAATTTGAAAAAAACGGATCTACCGTAAAAAAAGTGGTTAAAGTTACCACATATCAAGAATTGACGGAACTTTGGTTAGAAAACTACTGCCACACCGTTAAACATAGCACCCAAGTGGGAACAAAAACCAATATAAAAAAGTACCTACTACCAGCTTTTGGAGAATATAAACTCGATAAAATAACCCCTGCTATTATCCAGCACCAAGTAAACCAATGGGCTAAAGATTACAACCAACTCGGGAAAGGATATCAGCAATATAGCCACTTGCACTCCTTGAATAAGCGTATTCTATCTTATGCAGTCTCACTGCAAGCAATTTCTACAAATCCAGCTAGTGATATTATTGTTCCACGATGCAAACCAAAAGAAGAAAAGAAATTGAAGTATCTTGACGATGAGAATTTGAAAAAATTCTTGGTTTATCTGGATCAGTTACCTAATACATACAAAAATTTCTATGATACGGTACTGTATAAGACTCTTTTAGCAACTGGTTTGCGTATCCGTGAATGTCTTGCTTTAGAATGGTCTGATATTGACTTGGTAAATGGTACATTGGAAGTTAATAAAACTCTGACCATGACAAAAGAGATCAATAGTCCTAAAACAAAATCAAGTCTAAGAGTAATTGACTTAGATAATAAAACAGTTTTAATGCTTCGTCTATATAAAACTAGACAAGCACAATTAGGAAGAGAAATCGGCTTGACTTATGAAAAAGTGTTCCCTAATACCTTTGATGAATACAGAGAAGCTGGTGGACTCCGTTTTAGACTTGAAAAGCATCTACAAGGCGCTGGCTGTCCTCCACTAAGTTTTCATGCTTTTCGCCATACTCATGCTAGTATTTTGCTGAATGCTGGTGTAGGATATAAAGAAATTCAAACAAGACTTGGACATTCTAAAATTTCAATGACTATGGATACATACAGTCATTTATCAAAAGAAAGCAAAAAAAGGACTGTCTCTATTTTTGAAAAAGTCCTCGAAAATTTAAAAAGTTCCTAA